GTTCAGCTCAATTTTAAGCGTCAATTCATTGACTTCCATTATTTTTTCGCCTCTTTCGGTGGAATTATCACATATTTTTGTGCGACCTTGTTAAGCGTCTCAATAGCATCTAACATTTCCTGGTATTCGGCTTTGGTTGGTCGGCTTTCGAGCCGAATATCAATCTCAACCTTGTCGTCGTAACCGACGCTTTGATTATAGTGTAGTTCAAATTTTGCCATACATTCTCCTTATTTAATAACCCAAATGAATTGACCGTCGTAGCGTATTTTACCTTGTTCCTTAATATTGAGTCGGCGCATGAGCAGTATCATGTACAGTTCCATTTGCCGAAATTCCAAATACCCCCACATTCTAAACTCTCCTACTTGAATTTCTTGCTAATATAGTTTGTTTCGCTCTGGGTGATACCTTCAGGCAATTCACCATTAAGCGTAACATGAGCTGCAACTTTAGTGGTATCGAGCACCGACTTCATAAAGTCAGCGTTCGTACCTTTGTAGCTCTTGCGAACTGCCCTAGTAATGTAGCCCCACGGTCCTTCCAGCTTCACGATGTCGTTAGCGACCATAGCTTCCAAAATGGTAGCCTCGGCCTCTTTTTTCTGAACCTCTAACTCCTTAAAAGCCTTTTCCTGAGCTGCAAACTTTTGCAGTATGGCGAGTGCTTTCTTGGTTGCTGGCTTGGTAGCCAATAGGTCTGATTGCTTAGTTGTCATTATCTAAGTCTCCTCTCTTCTTACTTAAATTTGTTATCTTACGAACACCAAAACCAACTCCGGCGCCTAAAAGCCCTCCCGCCAACATACCGAATAGGTTGCCCAGTAATAAGCTAATTATCTTACTTACTAGGGGACCGTGGTTTGATTGCCAGAATCCTATCATACCGACAATCATACCTAGGAACATGAATGGCATTCCTATATACTGTGCTAACTTATCTTCTTCTTCCAATTGATTATCCTTCCTTAATTTATTACTCTATCAGTGTATCACGACGTTTGTATCATGTCAATAGGCTTTTTATGCTAATCGACTTTTCGGCTTGTACGCTGCCGGTCTGGTCTTACGGAAGCTGGACAGCTCTGCCGCGTAGCTAATCTTCGTGCCTATGCTTAGTTTGAACTCAGCCATTTTCACTGAGCCCTCCTCAATCGTCATCTGGTCGTAGGTTCGGAGTACATGCACATGCCGCCAGACATTACCCCAAAAGATGTAGGCGCGTGCATTGGTAAAACTTCTCATATCCTTAACCTACCACCCTGGTCTTCAGCACCGTCTCCAGGCTGAAAAGTAGGCATTTCCGGTGTGGCTAATTCACCCCTGATTTGTGCGGCTAAATCTCGCAATATCTTGACCAATCCACTGTTCCGGGCTGAGGCATGGACCATTCCCTTTAACTCATATTCCGTTTTTGTGTTTTCTACGCACGCTAGTATTAAGTCCCAATCGTACCGTGCTAGTGTTACAGTTTCCATTAGTCGTCCTCCTCTAAATTATCTTGAAAGTTTTGGCGATTAGCTAGACACTTATAAACCTGAGTGTCGATGGTATATTTACACTTAAAGAAGTAGTACAGCGTCGTATATTTCTGGCCCGTACGGTACGTCCTGCCTAAGCTTTGAGCAAAGTCTGCGTATGAGTAAGTGGGCGAATAATAGACGGTTATATGAGCGTACGTAAGCTCAATGCCGGTACTAGCGCTCTGGTACTGAGCAATCGTCACGCTTGGTGCCATAGTCTCCCAGTTGTTACGATTCGGTAGGTTACTAGCGTGGCCCGATTGCTCAAACACGGTCCGGTCTGAATAGTCTTTTAGCACTTCCAAGATTGCATCGCGCTCTACATTGTAGTTGTAAAACACAATCACATGGTCGAGCGTGTCATCAAGAATATTGCGTAAAGCGTCTTGACGGTAGTGGCTCAGAGACTGACGCAAATAAGCGTGTAGTTTGCTAGGCATGTCTAAAAGCTCACCCTCTGGCGTAACACGAGTGGTTTTAACCTCTCTATAGAACCTTAGCTGTCCCTGCGTAAGTTCTATATCCACATTAATATCATGCTTCGGTGGCAAGTCCAAAATATGGTCTAACCCTTTAGAAATGGCTTGCCAATAATGCTTTAGCTGCTCCTCATTCCTATAACCCACAATTCGTGGGTACCCTCTGGTACGGTCAGTCAATACATGTTGTCTAAAAAAGTCAGTCTTATTACGCCATAAATTGAACAGTATGCCAAATGTTTGGATGTCCTGCCATCCTTTAGGCAATGGTGTACCTGATAGCAGTATGAATTGCTTACATGCAGCGCTCTGTACCGCACGTATGACTGCCTTAGAGCGCTTTGCAGTAGCAGACTTGATATATGTAGCCTCATCCACTATTAAAACGTATTTTGGTGGCAGCATTGGCTGCTTAGGGAACATTTCAAAAGACTTTGCTATGTATAATGGTGCTCCCCATGTTTTAGCCTCACGCTCCCAGTCTTTGGTACGGATTTTAGATGCAGGTGCAACTACTATAATCGGTAAGCCTGGATTGTAGCGTTTGGCGTGTTCTAGGCTCATGGCTGATTTTCCACTACCTAGCGTGGCCGTCATAATCACATTTCTGGGCAGAGTTTTTAGATACTCTTCTTGCCAGTCGTATAGTTTCATGCCTTCCAACCTTCCTCGCGGCCAGGGTTCTGGTCGAGAAACTGTACCTTATTACCGCTTACCTGCTGCATGAGCACCAGTGCCATAGCTGCTGGCCGCACTTCAGTGTTGCTGCTCACGCCACCGAATATCTGGTTAGTCGGGCAATCCTTGAATTGTCGTAGTGCCAACTGGTAGAAATGGACGAGCAACGTAGCTGCTTGTGCTTCGCTGCCTGGCCTAGCAACAATATCAAAAAATGCGTGCTTCGGCTTGTTCTTGGCTGCTCTGCCGACTGCATCAGTGATGTATTGTAGCCCTTCGCCTTTGTCCATCCGACAACTGCCAAAAAATATGACCTCTTGTTCCATCATTTTCCCTCAATGGTTATGGTAAACTTCACCCCTAGCGCTTTCATATCTCGGATAAAAGCATTGATGTAATAGTCTTGTATATCATAAGTAGATTCCCTTCGGCTTCACTAGAAGCAATTTAGCGCCGGTTGTCGCGTCAGATATTATCATGCGGTAGCTGCTGCGACCTTGCACTTGCTTAATACTGTCATTGTCGTTACTGGTGGTCAGTATGCACGCATGGCTAGTGCTGAGCGTGTCGTGGCGACCAGAAAATGCTTTGTTAGCTTTAGCACCATCATCAGTGCTGGTCTTAAGAACCATGCCATTATAGTCACGTTTGTAAATTACGGTTAAATATTCTTTAGTTAAATCCTTAAATTCTAATAGTTTCGTTGTATCGGTGTAAATTGCCCCATTCTCATAAGCTTTTATGCTTATGGCAATCAGCTGCCATTTACTAGTTTGCTTAATTGGCGTATTCATGGCTAGTTATCCAATCCTAGCGCTAAAAACTCTGTAGCGTCGCAATCCTCTTCCAAAAACACCAGCGTATTAAGAAGGTAACTGTAATTGCTCTTGCGGCAAATTGCTAATGCGTCACTGTAGCCGTTATCATCGGAACCTAAAACTAGATAGCCGTGGCTAGGCGTGCTTATAAAGTGGTAGCCGTGAATCATGCTAGTGCTAAAATCATCGGCATTTTCACCACGCTCATCCGCTAGGTAGCGTAAAGCGCTTGGGTTAATTGATGTTGTTATCATTCGGGTTATTCCTCCACTGGCTCGTAGGTAACTACGATGTTAAAAGCTGAGTTATCAATTACGCGGTATTTCTTACCGTCAAACTCTTCGATAGTTCCAAGTGCTACGGCCTGGCCGCCTTGCGTGTGAATCAATGTTGCGTCATCACTTACGACGTGCATGTTGGTAATTTTGCGGCTCATTGTGGGTGTACTCCTTGATTTATTGAAAGCTTGGGTAATCGTTACTAGCGGTACTCGTTGCTGTTTCTGCTAGTGACCTACATGTAGGTGGCAATTTCTTACGATTATCTGGTAGGTAGATTGTAGGTAACTGCTAAATAGCTTTGTTATTCGTCCTATCGTTTAACCTACATACAGTCTAGCACAGACAAGGTATCATGTCAAGCGTATCATACTAATTATGCACAGTTTTAATGAATTTCCCTGTTTTCATGTCTCTTTTACGTGGCTTTAACCATAATGATTCATGCATTTTGGCTAATCTACCATCTGACCTCACATGGCAATTACGGCATAAATAACGCCAGTTGCTAATGTCTTTAGTATAAGTATCAGGATTATAGCTTGGACTGATATTTGCAAGGTCTAACGCTTCTCTATCGTTACACTCTTCGCATTTATCAGGTATAGGTTTGTGTCGTCTGACATATTGGTGCAAAGCGTTTACTTGATTTGGTGTCATAACACTAGTATGCCTAACACTTAGTATCATGTCAACAGATATTGTCTATAATTCTATGTATTTCTCTATTTTAGTGCGTGTCAATTCTAACAAGTCAGCATGTAAGCGTTGCCATTGCCGCAAGCGTTCCGTACGTGTCAGCAATTTGTCATTTTGTCTATTGATAGCATCCTCTTCGATTATCAATTTGCGTTCCATTTTATTGACTCTGATCAATTCAGTGTACGCATTGTACTTCGCCGTGTTGCGGGCGCATTTCTCACGGTTTTGTTTGTAGTTGTGAAGTTCAATAGAGTTATCACTTAGTGTTTTCATGTATTCTCCTCTTACTTATTACAATGATAGTATAGTTGTAAATGTAGTAAATGGCAATATTAATTTGTGAGTAGTGATATTGATTTACACTGGTTTACATAACATCCTTGCTAAAATGTTGGTGATAAATTTGTAATGTAAACCAGTGTAAAATGCTATTGTAGTTTTGTCTGTTTGTTTTATAGTAGGTTTTCTTTTAGGTGTTGGAGCGAACAAAATACGAACGAATGATACTTTCTTTCTATGTAAACCATATATATATATATCTTATATGTGAGTTTTAATAATAGCATACCCATATCTCACCCCTGTACCACCCCTGTAGTGTATATATATAACTATAGTCTGAATGCTGGTATACAGTGAATGATACATTCATTTATGTATGTTCGTATTTTGTTCGTATTATGTATTGTTGTTATCATTCAATGCCAAAACAAACTACCATACATAGCATAAACACTATAGTTATGATTTTGGGGGCGGCTGTTTTTGAAAACTGTTGTTATATATATCACAATAAGGCGCGGAAAAAATTTTAACGAAAGGTTTAGGTAATAAAAGTATTACGGTCTACGCTGCGCCACCATTCTCGCTACAGATTCTCATGAATCATTACAGGCTGGCCGCCGCAGGCAGGTATCGTGATACAATGATTGCCATAATCACGGAAAGACGCTGAAATGAGAATAAGGACGATTGAGCACACGAAAGGGCGACGAAATGAAAATAGGGACGATTGAGCACCTGGATTTGCCAGTAACTATGTGGGAGCCACACGAGGCACCAGCATGGAATCACAATCCGACTATTACGAGAGATGATAAGGACAATGTTTGGATAGGCGTGCGGCACCACGATCTCCTACCTTTAACGGTGCATCTCGACCCGGATAACCCGAATGCGAATGAGGCGAGCCGGTTCATGGTTGGTCGTCTTAACGAGACGACTCTTGCCGTCACAGACCTTAAGCTTATTACGCCCGAAGCTGGCAGCCCTGAGTTCTTGCTGAAGCACGGTACCGAGGATGTGCGGATTTTCTGGCGCTACGATGGGCTGCATGGCATCGGCGTTATATTCACGCCGCAAGGTATTACCCAGGGCGAGATTTTGATTAACTACGACCAGGGCACCTACAAATTGCTACATGACTACGGCCAGCCGTACAAGCACACCGAGAAAAATTGGTCGCCACCGACGCAGACTACCGAGGCATTTGACTTCATTTATTCCATGACAGAGGTCGTGAAATACGGACGGCCACGCAAGGGCGAATCGTACAAGGGCGAGATTCATGGTGGTAGCCAATTATTGCCGTACAAAAAGGGCTGGATTAGCATAGCCCACCGGGTTACTCCAGTGGTCGGTTTGACGTGGCGCTGGTACCTCACTGTAGCGCGGCTGCACGACTACAACGGGAAGGTCACGCACATTAGCCAGTTCTTCGATTTCGGCACCGGCTGGCGCGAGAATTTGCAGGAGTCAGTTGAGTATGTGAGTGGCGCAATTTGGACGAAAAAAGACGAGGAATTGCTGCTCAGTTTAGGGGTGCGTGATGAGACATGTGGCTTCGTGAGGTTGCCGGTTAAGGCTTTGAAATGGCAGGAACCGGGGGGGTATTATCATCAATTTGCAATTGATGACAGCCTCAAAAAAATCGTCAAAGCACACGCCGGACAGAAGCCATTTGCTGGCTTTTTACTTTAGTCTAGCGTAGTTTTAAATTTACAACCCCTATGTGTAGTCTTGTTATAAGTGACATCAGCAGCCATAATTTGAAGTCCAATGGCAGACGCGCAGGTACCAAAGAAAACGACAGCGGCAAAGAGTAAGCAAGAGGAGATTAAAACCCTCGATATTGCTCGCATTGGGAAGAGCCTTAGAGTGGCCCGATTCAAGGGGTCGTTAGTGTACATGGCTGACAACGGCTACTGGCAACCAATCACCGAGGATTACTTCAGAATCAAGGCGTATGAACTGCTTGGCGTGGCCGCTAAAACGCGCGTCAATGAGGTCTGGGATTACATGCAATTTGGCACGCCCGACCTCACAAAATACAGCCAATATATCCGTATGGGACAACTTGTCTGGGATACGAAAGCGGTTGAATTTACGCAGGATATTGCCGCTGAGGACTGTGTTTTTGCGACGCGATATACGCCCCAATTAGAGCCTGAAGTGAGTGAATTTGTGCTCGATATTGCCAAGCGAGATGACAAGATTTACGGCACTATTATGCAGACAATCGCACCCATATTTCTGGCCTACAAACCGGCTGGTGTTATCTGGTGGAAGGGTGCTGGGCGCAACGGCAAGACCACGCTGGCGCAGGTGATTTACGACCTATTCCCCGGCTTCATAGCGAACCTGACCATCAAGCAAATCGAGGACGAGCGCGACGCGCCGGTGCTGAATGGCAACCTGGCGAACGTAGTGAAGGAGTCATCTGACGGCTATATTGAGGACTCCAAAGCCTACAAATCCATCGGTACGCACGAGGATTTCCCGGTGCATAAATTCCACTCGCAGCAGAGCGTTATGATTGATGGCTCGCTGCACCACCTCTATTCCTGCAACAATATCCCGACGTTCGCGGATAAGAGTGACGGTGCTCGCAGGCGCACGCTTATCATCCCGTTTGAGGCGAAGTTTGCCGACGACCCGACATTCATTGACCGGACATTCACCAAGGAGTTTTATGAGCAGCATTTGGGCCTGTTCGTGCAGTGGGCCAGACAGCTCAAGGCACAAGATTATCATTACAAATTTGACGACCATACCGCCGAGGTGAAAGAGCGTTACGATGTCGGCACCAACAGCGCGACCACTTACCTCGACGAGCTGAACGACCAGTACATTTTTGGCTTCAACACCTACGGGAATCTCTTTACCGATTACCAGAATTGGTGCATCGACAATGGCTACACGGCGCTCAGTAACCAGCACCTGCGCCGGGCCACTGAGGATTACGATTTCCACGCGACCTCAGTGCGCGGCGAAGAGAGCAGGCTCATCAAGCGCTACGTGAAAAAGGGCTACACATTCACTGACCTAGAGCTGATTGGAGGGATGCGGCTTGGCCTTTACCGGCAGATAAATGCGCCGCAGGATTATGCTGAAACGCGGCCAGCCAAGTCAAATTTACAGGAGCTATTAGATGCCATCCCTGACTAAACTACTTGACACAATGCTCGTGCTCGACTACAAGCAATTCAAGCTGATAGGCGATAGCGACGGTATAAATGCCGATGCCAAGGTGGTTGCGGCGCTGCTCGATAGATGTTGTCATGCCAAGAGCACACGGGCAATCCACCTGGCATTTGAGCGGCTGGAGGGCGAGCAGCCTATACCTATCCGCTTCGACACGCCGAAGTTCTACACGCGCTACCACAATGCCAGCCCACCACGCGAGCTGATGGCTACTGCTGGCGTTCCTGAGCTTGAGCTGCCCGATGATGACCCTCCGGTTACCTCGGACGTTGCAGGCTCGCTACGTGTCACCTTAGATGCCCTGCGCCGGTTGCCGAAGGCAGATGTCCAGGCAATACTAACCTACCGCGCCGCTGTCGATAAGAAATTACCGATTGCTGGGCTTAGTGTAAAGAACGCTAGTGTGCGGAAAATCATAGCTGCCAACCTGCTGGTGATTGCTCACGACGGCAACACAAACGCTATCGAGGAGATATTTTTACAGATTGAGGGGCAGCTGGAGAAGGTCATTAAGGTGCTTGGTGGTCACGATGTCTTTATAGACGATTATCACACCCTGGAAGCGCCTATGAACGCGCATCTGGTGGATGGTGTATGGATAGCTGAGAATGAGGCGGTCACTAACATGTGGGTAGTCAGACTCGCGCCGGAATCACAGGAAATAACTAAGAGGATAATAGGAGAGAAATGATGAGTAAAAAAGTATCGAGTGGGTTCCTTAGCGTCGCAGCCGAGGACGCACTGGTGGCAATGTATTCGACTAGCGAGTACTGCGTGGGGTACAACGGCATTGGCGGCAAGACACCTGAGAACATGGTCGCCATCAAAGAATTAAAAAAGCACGACATGATTGAGTTTTGGCGTGGGCTAATGACCGAAGACGGTGAAGTGGCTGGCTCTGGATGGTGTCGTAGCTCTAAGGGCAACGAGTATGTTGAGCAGTATAAGTTATAAAAAGAGGGAGGAGAAATATTATGCTTAGCCACACAGAACGTGCCATAATCTGGCAGCGTAACTATAATAACGGAGACAATCTACGCTCCTCGATAACCTATTTACCTGAAATGCTTAAGCTAATTAAGGCGAAAACGGTCTTTGAAGTGGGGTGTGGGCAGAGTCATATTTGGGACATCCCAGGCATCGAATATATCGGCGCTGACCTCTGCGGCGACCTGATTGACGACAATAAACGGAATCACCCTAGCGTAGCATTTATACGCTTTGATGCGCTTCGCGCCACCATGCCACAGAGTGACGTGATAATCTGCAAAGACCTGTTCGACTTCATGCCGAACGCGGAGGTTAGGGCAATATTGCAGAAAATCTACAGCTCCGGCAGCAAATGGCTGATTGCCAGCACCAATCCGCAGGTGAAAGACAAGCCTAACACCGACGAAGGTGTATATAGGTCGATTAACTTGCAAGATTTTGGTTGCAAACTGGTAACGCTTACCAGGAATGATATAGGTTTGTTTGAATTAAGCAGGAAGGCATATGATGACAGAAGCTACCTTACAGGCTAACATTATTCGTTGGCTTAAATATCGAGGAAGCTATGTCGTTAAGACTCAGCCTGGGGCTGGTGTCCCGGTAGGGTGCCCAGATATTATATTTTTCAAAGAAGGGTTTTGGGGGGCATTGGAAGTGAAGGCATCAGAGAAATCAAAGTTTCAAGCGTTGCAGGAATTAACTATCGCCAAGCTAGACGATTGGTCGTATTGCAAAATTGTTTTTCCTGAGAATTGGGATGAGATTAGAAGTGAACTTGAAACTATTTTTGACGTACATCCGGTAAGTAAGCCCTGATCGCTTCGCTACGCGGGTCATACGGCTCGAAGTGTAAATCGTCTGGGTTGATTACGGCAAGTACTGCATGCGCGTCTCCATAACCCATGCCGATTAGCAGCTGTCCATCGGAGGCTTTGATGGCACCAGAGATAAATTCAACGCAGTTGTCAGCGAAGAGCAAGAAGCCCTGGCTAATTTCCGTGGCGATACCGTCAGCATTGTGCTTGATGGCGTAGTTGCAGTATTGGCGTAGGCCGGTAGTGCCGGGCAGCTGAGCGCGGTGTATTTTGTGCTGGAACGTCAGCCAACCGCCTTCCCATTCAAGAGCGGGTGAGCCGCCATGCAACAGCCCGTGGTACTCAATTTCGCCCTGGAGTACATTATCCTTAATCGTTTGGGTAGGCGAGTAGATGTAGTCGAATTTGTCAGTGGCTACCTCTGGCGGTGTCCAATTCTTTTCGATGCGGTCTTTGTACGGTTTTGGCATGACACCTTGCATCCATAGTTCGTCGCCTTTGACTTCACCGATTGCCATAAAAACTGTCTCGGCGGCTCGGTTGGTGTCGGACATGCAGCAGCCGATGGCATAGAGCTTGTCATCCCGAACGAACAATCTTGCGTCCTCTAAGCCGGTATTGTCGATATAATCGTTCGTTTCGCCCTTATAGGCCAATTTTCGGAGGTTTTTAACGGTAAGCGTTTTCTCATCCAGCTCACCGAGCAACACGTCAGTGTGCAGTTTGTCCTGCGTGAGACTGGTGTAGCGACCACCGGGGCCGAGTGTCCAGGTGCTACTGCGGATGCTTATTAAGAGCTTTCCCTTGTAGCGCACCAGGCTTGGGTTGTAGTAAGGCTTTTTGGGGTCGTTCTCTGGCAAGATGGTGATTCTTGCTGTTAGTAAGCTTATTGTTTCTTTCCACATGGAAGTATTGTAGCATATGACATGTTATAATGTAACATTATGGTTCATAAGAGATATTGCAATACGTGTAAGAGGACAGATGTACCTTTGCTAAAAAGTTCCAAAAATCCTACTAAGACTATTCAGTATTACAAATGCCGTGAGTGCAATACCAGATATCATCGAAAATATGTTAGCACTGCTGAGGGTAAAAAAAGGATGTTGGCTGCTGCGAAAAAGAGCCGCGAGAGCAATCCAAGAAAATCTATGGCTAGGCATCTTGTAGCTTATGCAGTGACGATTGGTTACATTGAAAAACCGTTATCATGTTCATTATGTGGTGAAAATGATAAACGTATAGAAGCCCATCATACCGATTATGAAAAGGCTCTTGAGGTACAGTGGTTATGCCAATCGTGTCATGCTAATATACATAGACACTAAACATAATTAGAAAGGCAAATTTAATGAATAGCGACCAAGTAGCCAACATTCTGGCATTTTACTCGTACTACAACCCAAAGGATGACGTTGACGCGATAGCTTTAGAGTTTAAGATTCCAGCTTCGCTTATCGTTAATGGCTTGTTTTACGGTGAGAAAAAGGGGCTATTCACCTCTGACCGCATGAAAGCATTTTGGAAAAATATTACGGTGGTAAAATGCCCCGAAGTGGATGCTGATTTTGGTAAAGACATTAAGCGTATCAAAGGCATAATGATGGAAACCATCACCAATTTGAACAGCGTACAAGAGGATATCTTGGAAGAGAACCTATTTATCTGGGTAGGTGCTCCGCTGACTGTCTCGAAGGTAGCGTTGCAGCTGCTGATTAACGAGGGCAAGCTGGTCAAGTACTGGATTCGTGACCTCAAAGACACCAAGAGCAAATACTACTACCCGACACTGCCTGAAAACGTGGAGAAGAAATTTGCCCAGGTGAACTTCAAACACCAGAGTGGGAAAAAGGGTAAAAGAAATGTCAAGCTACCATAAAGAGGCTGATAGCGACCCCTTATTTAAAGCTGAACGTAAAACCTATTTAAACCGATTCAGATTTTGTCGTATCTGCGGCGACTGGGTGCCTCGAATTAAGCGGTCAATAGACCATATCATCCCAATGTGGCGCTATGACGGCCCCTATTGGGACAAGTCGAATTTCCAAATGCTTTGCGAAAATTGTCATAGAATTAAGACTAAGATTGAAGGCGCACCTATGTTGTAGTACAATTTGCTTATGGCAAATAAATGGATGCAAAGCGCGGTAATCCCTTCTCACAAAGGCTTATTCACAGCTAAGGCTAAGAAAGCTGGCATGAGCGTACCAAAGTATGCTGCTGAGAAATCGTCTGCTGGTGGCAAATTAGGCAAGGAAGCTCGTCTAGCACAGACTTTTGAGAAATTAGCAGGTAAATAGTCATGGCATTGGCAGTACTCAATACTCCCAATACAGGTAGCATTAGTCTTGCACCACAACCAAGTGGTACTTTTCTAGGGGTATCTAATACTCCAAACACTGATACGATTAGTGTGCCGACTAATAAACCGGCAGTTGCTGCTCCTACCGCTCAGCCTGCGCCCACAGGTGGCGCTACTGTTTCAGGCAATACTACAAGTGGTGGTGGCGGCACTCTCTCTCCTGACGTTATCAACGGGGTGCTCCAGTCTATCGCTAACGATATTGCTGGATATACAGGTAACTACAACACGGCTCTCGCAACGAATAACGCGAACCAGGCAAACGGTGATGCACAATATGGTACTCAACTCGTCAATAATACTGAGGGTCGTGCCCAATCAGTCCAGCAAGCAGAGACAGCTGGTGCGCAAGGGTTACAGGGGCTTGATGCTGTACTCGCTAGTCTCGGTGCGTTGAACGGTACTGGCTCTATTCTGGCCGGACGTGCAGTTGCTAACACTACTAATAACGATATCGGTTCAGGCAATCAGACCTACGAAACGAACAAGAACGCGATTCAGCAAGCACAACTTGGCTATGATAATGGCTATAATCAGGATAATGCTAATTTGGGTACAGCACTCGACGCTGATAAGAAGAGCGCACAGGCTACTGGGTACCAGGACTTGCTCGACCAAGCAAATAGCATTGGTGATACTTCATTGTATAAACAATACCTGCCTCTTGCTGTCGCTAATACTGCTCCCATATCTCCCATTGCTCCTACTGTCACTCCGGTTTCGCAGGCTACTACGGCGTCTTATGGAGCGAATAGTCCGTTCACGGTTAAGCTCGCGAACAACCAGCCCAGCACCACGCCGGTAGCTCCAGCAGCTGGCTTGACACCAACTAATTCAGCGCTGTCTATCACTAAAGATAATTCTTAGGAGGTTGTATGGGGCGACCTCTATGTGTAAGATGCAAGAAAAACTTGGCTCTAAGGTACCAGGGTTATGGGACTCGATACAAGAAAGAGTATCAGTCTCTTTGTAGTGGATGTAGAGACACTTCTGCAATTACTAGGAATAAGAATGCTTATTATTCTAACAAAGACAGGACTGCTAACTGTAATGTAAGAAAGGCTTATGGCATTACTCTAGAGGAGTATCGAAACCTTAAAGAGCTTCAAGACCACCGATGTTATATATGCGGGGCCACTGCGGGTGCTGGCCGAGGCACTGAATTATGTCTCGACCATAATCATACGACAGGGGCTATCCGAAAGTTTTTGTGTAGAAAATGTAACATGGCGCTGTCGATTGTTGAAGATGTAGATTATTGCCAAAAGCTTGTAGACTACCTAGAGGAGCATAAATAGCATGGGTTTGTTCTCAGATATAATCTCAAGCGTAGGGAATGGTGTTAGTGACATCTTTGGCGGTGGCGGCAATAGCGACCAAAAAAAGAAGCAGCAACAGCAGCAGCAAGCGCCTACTATTTCTGCGCCTCAAAATAATGCGCCCAAACTCAATATGCCAGCCGTGCTCCAGATGGCTAAACCACAAATCCAGCCTATTCACCCAGTGGCATTTGGTAATGCTCCTGGACCGCTCGACCAGCCCCAAGCTCCACCCCAAGCTGAACCGGCTAAAATTGGCACTACCTCGTACTCCGCTCCATCTACTTCGCTATTTGGGCATCTTTTGCATGGTGCCGAGGATGTCGGTAAGTCTATAGCGGCTCCAGCTGTTTACTTAGGGAATACTGATATTGTTAATCCGGCTAAAAGTCTAATTGACCAAGCCACTGGCAACCAAGCTGCTTCTAATGCTCAGAATATTAAGAGTAATGAGCAATTAGGCTTAGGAGCATCAGGTACTAATCTGAAAGGTGGGCTTGAGAAATTGGCTGGTAATTCTGCCGAAGCTTTACTAATGGGGGTAGCTCCTGGAGCTGATAGTGCGCTTGAGGGGGTTGCGTCCAAGGCAGTTCCTGAAGCTGCGCCTACTCTGGCGAAGGCATTATTGCCTAAAGTTGCTTCAAATGCGGTGCTTGGTGGTGCTTTTAATGATGCTAATTCAGTTGCTAGTGGCCAAGTGAATCCTATACAACTTGCAAAATCTTTTGGTACTGGGGCAGCATTTGGTGGTGCGCTTGGCGGTGTGGGTGACGCAGTGCCAGTTATTCGAGGTTTAGGTAGAGTGAGCGATGAAACTGCTGGGGTAACGGGTGATAAAGCTATTGTAGAGTCAGGCACGAAAGCAGCAGGTGAACCGGCTAATGCTCCAGCTGGCGACAAAAACGCACCTCCTGAAAAGGCACCCAATGCGACTGAAACAGGAGTCAAACCACCTGCTGCTCCGGCTGTTGAACCTGGCGTACCGGCTGAGCCTGTTGCTCCAGCAGCTACGCCGAGTGTTGGTACTCCATCATTGACGCAGACAGGGGATACAGGACAGGATTTGCAGAATGCGGCTGCTGCGGTTCGTAATACTCTGGAAAATCCCCGTGATTTTGGTGCCGGAGAAGGAGTTAAGCCTAATGATGCCCTGGGTACTGTAATTGATAAGCTTAACGCCCGTCCAGGCGACCAACTCGCGAAGACTCTCGGAGAGCGGTTTGGAACTCATTTGACAGACACTGAGGCTGGAAACATAGAACATGCTATACAGACCGGAAGCACCAAAGGATTGAGTGACAAAGAGAGTACGGTTGTCAAATCATTAGTGAATGACGTAGAAAAACCCTCGGATGTTAGTCGTACTAACTTGAGTACTGATTACCAGAGCCGTGAGAATCACTTTCCACAGGTCAGAGCACCAGGCTCAGCTAGCGATGTGGTTAAGACCGTTTCAAAGGGTAAAGTCCAGAACCTTGAAGACGTGCTCAATACTGGTTCTCGTTTTTCGGAGAACAGCTCAATGGGTAAATTTACCGATGAAAAAGGGAATACTATTGTTGGTGATGCTGATGACCCGAAGCTAGGGTTAAGACCTGATGGTAAGGGAGGCTATACAGATGGCAAAAAGACTTATAGTTACTCGCCTGCTACCAGCCGTGAGTTGCGTAATGCTGGTGTTAAGCTCCAGGCTCCGAAAGATGCCTTAACGACCTATGTTAAAGACACGCTTGCCCAAAAAGACCGAGCCGATGCCGCCGACTATCTCAAGAATAATCCTGAAAAGGTAGGGTTGTCTAAGGTTGAGGATAGACCTACAGGGAAAACTACACCCGTGGCTATTAAGGGGTCTGATGGCAAGGACGATACCTTTTACACTGATAAGAAAACGGCAGCTAAGGTTCAGGACGCTTTGACCCCTCCCCCTGATAAGACTGGACTATTGACAAAAGGCTTCAATAAGGCTACGTCAGGCTTGGTTCAGCTCACCACGATGAACCCGACAGTGCATGGGAAAAACTTGGCTGCGAATGCCTTTATAGAGGCTGGAGCGAAGTATGCAAAGTATGCTGCAGACCCGAAGCTAGATGACAATGTACTGTACGAGATGCGTAAGGGGGGAACTTATACACCTAGCTTTGGAAAAAACCAGGTAGGAGTTTTATCTAAATTGACTCATGGCGCTTCTAAGCTAAATGAAAAAGCGTTGTCAGATCTTGACTTGCGGATACGCTATGGTATGTTCAGGAAATTTACCGAAGATGACAAATTGACACCAGAACAGGCGTCCCAAAGAATTAACAAGTCACAGGGCGGCAAGAGCGTATATGGGAATGGTAACGCTCAGTTTGGTATGTTCTGGAACTACTTTATGCGCCAAAACGCTAATTTTCCTCGGCTGTTCACACGATTTGCTCAAGGCGATACTAAGCCTCTGATTCGGGCTGTTGTAGCTGCAGGGATAGTCTATGGTGGCGACCAGGCTCAGAAAGCAGTTACTGGCAATAAGCAAGCCTACGGAAGCGTGCCTGGAGTCCTGAGTGTCCCTAACGATATTATCAAGACGGCAGATCAGCTTAAAAACGGTCAGTTCCAGCAGCTAGCGGTCAACAACCCTTTTATAAATCATGTGAATCCCATAATCCCAACAGCTGCTGAGCAAATCCTGGGCGTAGACCAGTACGGTGACAAGTTCTCTAGCTCTGCTAATCCTGGCAAAGCTCGGCTGAATAACGCCCTTGGTGTCACTCCTGTAACGAATATGTTTGCAAATAACGGCCATTCTGTTGCTGAGAAAGTAGGCAATACTTTTGGTCTGTACGAACCTCATGTTGCTGGTGATATGGCCGTTAGCCCTACTACTCCTGGTGCTTCAATCCTCAACGTTAAGGGCGCTCAAAACGGTTCTAGTGTGGCGTTTCCTAAAGACTTTACCGGCGAGCAGGAAGCTAACGTCGCCAATAAGCTGGGTAACAACTACACCACTAAGTCGGCGGCAATCCTGGGCACGCAGACGCAGCCTCAGCAGCAAAAATACCTCCAGGCTACTAGCACGCTTAAGAAGTACGGCATCACTGACCAGACCGACATTCAAAACTTCTCCAAGCTCTCCGCGAAAGACCAGGGCAGTTACGTCAGTGCCGTTGATACGCTTAACAAGGGTGGTACTGCTGTCAGTTCTGCGTCCGTCCAGGGCCAGCTAGTCAAGCAGGGCGACACTGAATTGGCGGCATCACTCAACAAAGATATCCCGACAAGCCTATCACAGCAGGATAAGAACTCGCTGGAGACTTACTCTACACTGGGTACGGACGGCCAAAAGAGTGTCTGGCTCCAAGACAACGATAACGCTGCTAATTACTACGAGGCTAACATCAACCAGAAGCAGGCTCAAGGTGCTTTGACGACGGATGATACTGATATGAGCAGCGCTTGGAGTGGGGCGGGCGGTACACTTTATGTCAATGCAGCCGTGGCTCAGACTAACAAGCAAAATAATGTGCCACAAAGTTTAGTGGAGTTGTACAAAAACACCACCAAGACCGAGTACAACGACGGCGATATCAGTGCCTCTGATAGCGCTGCGCTTGCTAAGTACGCTGCCCAACTTAATGCTAACGGTGTCCTCGACAAGTTCGGCATCGGTGACGGCAGCAGCGGCGGTTCAAGCGGCAGTAGCTCCACTAGTGCAGCTGCCGCCGACAGAGCAGCTGGCCTACCTTACGGCACAATCTCTGAATCGTTTGTGAAGCCTACGCCTGATACGGGATTGAAACCGGTCAACGCTAGAGCGTTTAAGGCTCCTACGCTGCTGAAATATACACCTGATACGAAGGCTAACCCATATGTGCGTGCCATTAGCGTAACGAAAGGTGTAAAGTAATGGTTATGACTGAACGACAAATAAAAAATGCTGAGCGTAAGGCTAAAGCTATTGACCTTTTAGGTGGAGTTTGCGCTAACTGTGGGGCTGAGGAACGGCTAGAATTTGACCACATAGGGAATGATCGTGAGAATTATAAGCATACTTTGAGTAATATGTGGGATTATGCTTGGGATAAAATAGTAGCTGAATTAAAGAAATGTCAGTTATTATGTCGTCATTGTCATGCTATTAAAAGTATGGTTGATAGAGGATTCTTGCCTTCTACCGTGGTGATACATGGAACTTCTAATGCTTATGTGAATAGAGGCTGTCGGTGTGAGGCATGTACTAAAGCTAATGCTGATAAAATGCGAAATTACTATCGTAATAAGAGGGTAATGGCATGAATCCGAATATTTTTACAGGGAACGCGAATATAGATATACCATATTTTGCCAATGCTGTCTACCTCCAAACGCATGGTATTGATAACGATGTTACCGGTACTGATTTGCAGCAATTTTTGGCTGACACCATTACGTGGACAAACTTTTTTGCCTCAGATTTAGAGCTGGCTGCTGACTGGAAATATCTACGCACCAACAACAATACGATAGGCACCATCAGTGCTAACACCGTACAATATGCGCTCGACTCAACTATCCGTAAGCTGATTTATCACCCTCAGCGTCTGCTTACTATCCAGCAGGACGGCGTGGTTGTTTCCAAGTGGACAATCGTAGACCCTGACCAAATTCAGGCCGACCCTCGCTACACCATCAACCTCAACAACGACGGCTACAATGGGCCGGATTACGTGATGTTTGACAATGGTATCCTGACGTTCTCGCGCCCACCGAAGGACTATGAATTGAACGGCACTATCGTGGCCGATACGATTGCATGGATACCACAGCTCACCATGACGGACAGCACACTGCTCCAGACCGTAACCCCTCCCAAGCTCTTAATCTTAGGCGTAGCCAAAGACCAGTTGCCACCTGACCTCGTTCGAGGTGGCTTGGCTAGTCTAATAGAGACTCGTTATGATAAACTACTTGCTGCCGCTATTCAGGATAACGGGGGTACTTCTATGGACGATGACGCTATGCCTGATGATTTAAGTGATATCGGAGGGAACTATCTAAACGGATAGGTATTAATATGCCAAATAGAATATGCAGTATATCCGGTTGTGAATCTCCATACTATGAAAAGGGATTTTGCTCTCTCCATTACGACCGCGATCGTAAGGGCATTGATATGGAGCGCCCTAAAAAGAAACCAAGTAATTACAAGGATGGTAGATTCAGTCATCCTCTCTATAGGAGTTACGCGGCAATGAAAGGTCGATGTCGTAACCCGAATGATAAGTCTTACAAGAATTACGGTGGCAGAGGCATCACAGTGTGCAACAGATGGAATGATTTCGCCAATTTTCTTGAAGATATGGGCGAGCGGCCAGAGGGGATGTCGCTTGAGCGAAAAGATAATAATGGTAACTACGAGCCATCGAATTGTAAGTGGGCTACTCGAAGTGACCAACAGAACAACCGCAGATCCAATCGACTCTTTACTATCAACGGCAAAACGCAAACTTTCACTCAGTGGGTTAGAGAAGTGGGACGCACAACAGTCCGTCAAGCTGGGCATAGATTTTATGACCATGGTTGGAGTATCGAGAGAACTCTAGGATTGGAAGTAGAATAGGATGTCAAACAAATCGTCACTTTATGGCAATGTTATCAGCTCTCCGATTGTCAGTTTTAACGGTGGGCTGGATACTCGTATCCCTCAAAACGCCGCTCCTAATACATTCAATGACGCTTTTAATGTCTCTGTTACCACACAGGGGCTTTTGACATTTCGCCCAGGGCTTAAGCCGTGGCTGCCTGACACTGTGGATACTGTGTATCAGATGTACCCAGTACTTTATAACGGCGCTATGTACTACTTCGTTTGTGATGATGAGGTGGTGAAATTCTGCCAGGACGGTGATACCTCATGGACGGTCTGCGGTGGTTCAAACTCAGTTACGCGGAATGTTCGGTACACCTTTATCCAGGCTGAAAACAAGCTGTATGTGGCTAATGGTAATGACAAGAGCCGTTACATTGACCTCACGACTATGGACATGGTGGTATTCGTCTCAGTTACTAACCCGGCAAACGCGCCCACATTAGCTGCTTTCGGTACCGGCCTGACATTCTCTAGCACTTCCGGCCCTACTACTCCTTACCCGATTTATTACTCGATTAATTACAATGGCGCTATAGGGCAAACTGCTAATAGCCCGATTGTAACAGGCTGGACATCTATAGACCGTACTGATTGGATAGGTGATAACACCTATGGTTTGACAGTGACGTTCAACAACACCGCTCCGACTGGAGCTACTAGCGTGAACCTATGGATAGCTACTGCTGCTGCTACGGGTAGCATCACCAACTCCGATATGCTTATGGTCGCAAATGGCTTGCCTATAGCTACAACTACTTTCGCTGATAATGGTTCATTGCAACCGATTCTTGGCGGCGGTACGGCTCCTGACGACAACTCCACTGAGGGCTTTATAGCTACTTACGGCTGTGAGATTGATGGCCGTGTATTCCTATGGGGCATCGTAGGCGACGAGTACGCGCTGATGATTGGTGGCGACCCAGGCAACGCATTCGACTTCACCCCTACCCACAACGGCTACCGATTGGTGATGAACGAAGGCACCAGCTACTACCCTACGAACTTGGTATCATTCCGAAATAACCAGAGTGAGCCAGCCTGGACCATGCTGTATTCCAGCACGCAGGGTGTCTCTAAGCAGGCGGTGATTGCCAGTGAGACGGTGAACTATGGCAGCATATCATTCGTCGTATGGACAATGACTGACCAGGGCCGAAGTGTGCCTGCTGCCAGCAGCCCATACGCTGGCTTCGTGTACAACAACTCTCTGTTCTTCCCGACCGCTACGACAATCGAGGAGCTTACCACCAAGCCTACCAACTTCTACGTGCTCTCCGTTACCAATATTGCTATCCCGATTACGAGCGTGTACCAGAGTATTAGCGCCTCTCAGCTACCAAATATCGTAGGCTGTGGCATTGACGATAAAATGTACTTCTCCTGCGCGGTGAACGGCTTTGACTACAACAATATCATCCTAGTCTACGACTACACCGACCCCCAGAACCCACGCTGGTACCCGTGGAATATCCGGCAAAATTGGATTGGCGTTGTCAGCCCTCCGAACACAGACTTTTTCTTGTATGTCAGTCAGGACAACCATATTTTCAGGCTAGAACAAGGCTCTGTTGCCCAAGACGAGGATTCTAACGGCGTGCCGACTCCGTTCGACTACGGTGCTACTGGCCCAGTGAGTGGCCTAACTCCTGACCATGCTTCTTACCTGGCGATTGTGCAGGCGCTTTTCTACGTGCTAGATGTCATCGGTGAGATAGACGTAACAATTAACTACGCCATGGCTTCTCCGAGTGGTCTGCTTAAGTACAAATCACGCACCAAAAGCATTGAGGGGCCGGATTATAGTGTCGGCAGCGACGGTAACTGGAGTGACTACCAGTACCAATTCCTGCCCTCCGAGGTGCCGTTACTAGCATGGGGCGGTAACCCCGTATTCAACCCTGCTGACACGCAGCAACCTTCTCAATCGTACCGACAACCGGTGCCAGTCAACGAGGTCGTCAATGAGATGCAGTGGCAATTTGCTTCCAACAGTGCGGCAAGTGGTGGCCCGACATCAGCTACCTTTAGAGGCGTGTCTTACGAAGGAGTTTCAATCGGTGCCAAAGGCGATATTCAGTAGCTAAAGTGTGATATACTTTAGTCATGGAACATGGAAAATTATGGACTTACGACAAGGGATGTCGGTGTAAAGCGTGTGTCGAAAATCGTAGATTATATAACCGTCTTTATAGGCTCAAGAATCTTACTAAATACAAGGCCGATAAAAAGGCATTTAGGCAAAAGAGGATTGAGATTGCAAAACAAAAGCTAGGCGGTAAGTGTGTCGTTTGTGGCTCTACTGAAAACTTAGAGTTTGACCACATCAAAAGAGATAGAAAGTATACTATTACTCAGGCAGTCTCATTGAGCCAAGAGAGATTAGATGAGGAGCTTAAAAAATGTCAGCTCCTTTGTCATGAGTGCCACATGAATAAAACAGTTGCTGAACGCAACCGACTGCGTGTTACGCCTGAGAATATGTTAAAGCGTAAACATGGTAATCTTACTACCTATAGGATTGGCTGCCGTTGTGAGGAGTGTCGAAGTAGACATGCTCTTTACCTCAAGCAGTATCGTACTAAGAAGTCAGTTCTGATACAATGAACATAACATGGCAAAGACGCCCGTAATAACCGACACTAGCGATAACGACAACCCCAACGATGCAACTGAGCTGATTGACGAATGGTTGCTGGATTCACAGTGGCGCTACAACTTCACGATTGACTACCTGACGCTGGCTAACTTAGTTGGCGGCGTGGCTATGAACAACGTCAAAAACGCGCCTCGCGTCGGTGATGTTCGACTAGGCAACGACGTAAAACAACTTCCGAGGGCTAGTATCCAGCAAATCCCTACGTTCGCTGTGCCGGTCAACGGTACTCGTCAGAGCATCAAGAGCGCCGTTTGTGAGTACATCGTTCGACGTGAGATTCTGAACCAGGACACGCAGGGCATAGGCGTTTTGGCTACTACCCAGCTGATTGCTGAGTCAGCGCTAACCTACGGCTGGCAGTCCAGCATGGCGCAGCTGATGACCCAGGGGCGTACTACTACCAACATGACCTTTATTCACTACTCGGATATCGCTATCGAACGTGGCGTGCTTGACTTTGCCAATTCTAATTATTTCTACGTTCGTACCCGTATCTCGAAGAGCAAGCTGAAGGGCATGATTACCCGGCTCAAGAAGCAGAAAAAGACCTCGTGGAACGTGGATGCGCTACAGGAGATGTACGACTCAGGCCCACAGGCTTACAGCTACACTATCCGTGATAGCTCCATTCCTCAGTTCAATGAGTTGGTCAACAGCTCGAACAATATCTATAACTTTATTACTCGATACGGTACGGGTGCTTATTACGACATCGACGTATTCAGCCCGAACTCTGATAAGATTTTGCGCCACACGCAGTCACGCAGTAAGTTCGGCTACAACCGTGTCACAGCGCTTGTGCTTGACCCGAACCCACTGTCGCCATTTGGTGTCTCTCGTGTGCGCCAGGCCAGCCCGTCAGCCAACTTCGTCAACATCTACTTGCAGAGCGTCGCTAAGATGCTCTTGCTTAACGCAGACGCTCCTGTGGAGGTTCGTGGACAATATCTCGCTCCAGTGCGCCTGAAACGTGGCGCTAAGTGGGAAACGCTTGACCCGAACGCTCAGGCCAACATCAAAGAATTATCCAACTCCACGCTTGAGCAATTCCAAGAAGTCCTCGAATACATGGAAGGCCAGATTGACAGTACTATGGGTGTCTCAGCTGCTACCGGCTCCGGCCAGAGTGGTGCTTACGTCAACCAAGCTCAGGTGGAAGCTCAGCAGGCCGTTCAGGACAGCCAGACAACGCAGTTTACCAACGCCCTGGAGAATTACGTGCGCCAGTACGTGTTGACCGCCCTAGACCTCTACATTAGCGAGCAGCAGGGCGAAGGAACTCTCATCATTGATGACATTTGTAAGAATCTCATCAACAATATCCAGCCAGGTTCTGTCGGCCCTGACAACGAATATGCCCTTAACTGGGATGACTTCTACGAGGCGATACAAACGTGGACGGTAGACATCGACTTCTCGATGGGGCAAAAGGCTGCGAACAAAGAGGATGTCGCTAACCTCCAGGATGAGCTTACGGTACTACGCCAGACTGCTCAGCCAGGCGACCCAACGGCAGCTGCTAACGCCAATAAGATTGAGAACGTCTTGCTCCAAAAGACTGCCCCTGAAATTGCTAACATGCCTGACCCAGCCCCAACTGGCGTACAGCCAGGCGGTGTGCCCGGTGCCGTACCAGGCGCTGCCCCGGCTCCTCCAGCCTTACAAGTCGCGCCCCAGCAATAATAGCTCTGTGTTATCATGGATGCATGACATCTCGTGACCTGATTGGAGCTACCGCATATAATTCTATCCACCAGTGGAACCTGCGTCATTGGGAAAAAACAGGGGTTTGCGAGAACTGTAAAAAACCTGGTAAAACTCAGTGGGCTAATTTAAGTGGAGAATATCAACGTGACTTTAGCGATTGGGCTGAACTTTGTTCAAGTTGTCATGCCTTAATTGATGGTCGTAAAGGTAAACGAACGTATGGCTTAATCTGTTTGATTGAGAGTTGTGAAAAGAAGTCTAGGACGTTAGGATTATGCCCACATCATTATTATGAACAGCGTAAAAGAATAAAAGTTTGACGGGTAATCATAAGCATAGTATCATGTCAATAAGGACAAATTCCCTATGAACGACAACGATGACGAGACACTAGATTATATATCTTCAGTAGACCCTTTCACTCCTGAAGTAGAACCGCCATCTATTGATGCCGACGACGAAAAGGCACTCAAAAAGGTGTCTACTGCTTTGACCAAACAAAAAAAGCGCTACGAAACCATCGAGGGCATGAAGCAGTTTGACGACAAGAAATTCAATGCTGATCAGCGAGAGGCTATGTGCGCCAAGTTTGTCGAGCTGTTAATCAGTTTGGAAAAGACAGTTAATAATGCCATTGATGGTATAAGGGAGAAGCAAAACAATGCAATCAGGCGATAACAAACCAGATGCTGGCGAACCCGGTGCAGAGGAATTTGATGTAAATTTGCTGGCCGAGTCTCTTCTAAATGGAGCTAAAGAGGAGGAGAAAAAACCTGATGCAAAAGATAAAGGTGAGGAAGCGGAGAAGCCTGCGGATGGTGCTGAGGAGAAGCCTGCTGAGGGCGATAAACCTGCTGACCAAAAAGAGGGCGAAGAGAAGCCAGCCGATGGCGAAAAGCCTGCCGACAAGCCAGCCGACAAACCTGAAGAAAAACCAGGTGATTCTGCCGAAGAGAATAAACCCCTAACCCGTGAGGATATTCGCGCAGCCATGCGTGAAGAGCAGGCGGCGCGTGATAGTGTCGCCCGTGAGCGTTCCAGCTATGCCGGTCAGGTGCGCGATACTGTCCGTGAGGCACTCAAACTGGACTCTACCTATACGACAGTGGCGCTTGATGACGGTACGCCGATTACTAGCGTAGACCAGCTGACTAAAGTTATTAACCCTGAGACTGAAGAACCGTACACCCGTGAGGAAGCAGCTACGTTGCTGCTGGACGCTCGTAAGGTCGTAGATGATAACCTTAAGGCCTATGAGAACCGTGTTGATGAGCTGACGGACCTAAACGTAAGCTTCAAAGAGCAGGCCGATGAGGTTGAGCAGAAATTCGGTGACATCCTAAAGGCATTCCCTGATGTTGCCAAAGACCTACTAGCTGCCTACCAAAAGACATTTAAGACCTCTGATGATGGTAAATACGTTACTGACGTACCTATCCCCCCAATGGAGTTCTATGCCCCGGTCTTAGGTAAATTCCGCGTTGCTACCGACCAGGTGACTCAGAAGGCTGACGAAGAAAAAGCAGCTACTGAAAAGGCTGAGCGAGACGCCAAAATCAAAGAAGAGCAAGAGGACAGAGGCGACTTGGCCGCAGCTGGCGGCGAGAACAAGGGCAAGCCGCACCCTCTTGAGAGTGCGCTGGATAAGTATTTGTCGTAACAAACTAATCGGAGAACAAGACCATGCAATTAGAATCAGTAAAATTCGTAAACATCTTCCGCAAGGACAGCAAGGGCAAAAATGAGATAGCGGTTATCCCAATCACTAGCCCTCAGAAAATTCGTGCCTATATTGATAGTGGCGACCTCCAGCCGGAGAACGCTAAAAACAATGACCACGGCTGGCGCTTAGACCCGTCAATTACAGCTCAGATTCGGGATATTCTTGATGACCCACTTAAGCTTGAAGAGATTTCTAAGGCCACCACTACGCCGCTCGATATGATGAATGCCTTTCGTGTGTTCATGTATGAGGTATCACGTAACCGCGCACTGGCGCGTCGTGCTACGGTAAATTCGCTCGATAAAGAACAGGCTACCAGCGAGTACGAGCAAGAGGTTGCTAAGGCCCGCGAGAAACTTCTTAGCGGTGAGGGCGAGGAAGATACCCCCGAAAAGGGCAAGCGTGGCCGACCGACTAAGGTTCAATAATATTTCCTGCTAAATGCTATATAATACATATATGGCATTATCAAAAGTAAAAGACGCTCACAAAGTGTGTTCTGTATGCAAGCAGAGTTTACCGGTAGCTAATTTTGGTAAAACTAAAGATGTTTTTATACGGAAGAAAGACGGGGTAAGAGTAGAAAATTGGTATTATAGAGGGCCATGCAAAAGTTGCGCTACATTAGCTACTAAAGAGTGGCTCTCTAAACCGGGGAACGCTGAAAAAGCTTTTCAACAGGCTAGGAGGTGGCGCGAAGAACTTAAAGTCATAGTTTATAAACACTACGGTAATAAATGTGTTTGCTGTGGAGAAACTAATACTTGGTTCTTGACTCTTGACCATATAAACAATGACGGGTACAAAGAGCGCCTTCGTCCATTCCCAGGAGCAAATCGTAAGAAGAATATCAGTAGAGGTTTTTACAGGCATCTTATAGATAGTGGATTCCCTGTTGACCTACAACTTATGTGTTACAACTGCAACTGCGGTAAGCAACGTAATTTTGGTACTTGTCCTCACCAAAAGATAATAGAGCCTCATTACGGTAGTAGGGCGACGCTTAAATGAACATCCCTGCCCATTTTACAGCGCGCCCGTGGCAGGCTGAGTTCCTAAAAAACGCTCCCCTTTACCGCCTCATAGTTCTGGAAGTAGCCAGGCGAGGCGGTAAAGACATAGCCTGTTTTGCTTATGCGATTACTCGCATGGTGAACGAGCCTATGGGTGTCGTTATTGTGTACCCTACCAAGACGCAGGGCTACACCTCTTTTTGGAATAGCGTAGAAAACGATGGCTTCCGTACCATCGAGCACATGCCAAAGGAGCTGATTGCCAGCCTCTATTCGACCTCTGATAACATGAGCATGGTGCTCAAAAATGGCTCAACGCTTACGCTCGTGGGTTCAGCTAACAGCCCCGAATCCTTGCGTGGTCAAAACACCAAACTCTTTATCCTACCGGAGTTCGTTGACCAGCCAGTGGGCGTGCTCGGTATTATCCGACCAGTAATTGCAGCCAACCACGGCCAAATTATCATTCAGTCTACCCCTAAGCAGGATGGTGTCTCAGGCGGCACATTTATCAAATTACTCGAAGCTGCCGAAAAAGACCCTACGCAGTTTGCTATGCGTATCGACGCTCATCACTACATGACCGACCAGATGCTAGAGCAGGTGCGTCAGGACTACATAACAGAGTACGGCAACGATTTCATGTACCGCCAGGAGTTCTTGCTTGACGAAGGCCAGGCGTTGGCGACTAGCTACTACGGTAATCAGATTACCAAAGCCCGGATGCAAAAACGTGTCGGCAATCACCCTCATAACCCGGCGCTCCCGGTATTCGTCACCTACGACCTTGGCTCTGGCTCCGGTACTATGACGGTGCTGTTTTGGCAGTACCACAAGCTGAGACTCAATGTTATTGATTCCCACGAGACACACGACATTGGCGACGAAGCGCTGATTAAATTTATCAAGGCCAAGCCCTACAACTACGGCTGGCATTTCCTGCCGCACGATGGTGCCAAAAAAGACGATGCCCAGGCTATTGCCCGTATCCAGAAGTGGCGCGAGCTAGGAATTATCAATGCAAGTCTGCTCCGAAAAGAGGCGTTGGAAGATGGCATTAGACGTGCCATTGTCCTCTTGGCCGAGCCTACTACCACCATCCACGAGCCAACCAACACCGAGTTCCTGCGTAAGCTGGCACTGTACAAGCGTAAGTTCAATCAATTTACTGGCGACTACGAAGGGCCGAAACACGACAGTACCTCGCACTACGCCGACAACTGGCGCTATGTGAACGCCGCTATCGAGCAGGGCTTCCGCTCAGACGGTACTCCATATATGACGCTACCTACAAAGAAAAAAGAGCCAGTGATGATTGAGAATGAAAACTGGGATGAAGGCCCTTCGTGGGATTTCTGATAATTTATTTGGATTTGCAATGCTATACCTGATATGCTATGCGTGTAAGCATAAGCTCACATTGACTTTTAAATCGAGGTAAATATGAATCCTAATCAGTACGGCATAAAAACCGCCAATCTGCTTGAGAAGCCGCTGAAGCAACTCAGTGTCGTGACCCAGCACCTGGGCGACAACGGTTACACTTGGACTGGTGTTTACACCGTCCGTTCTCTGTACTTCAATGATGGTGCTCTTGTTAGCACTAACAACAGTTCCGCAACTGCTACTTGGGGCACTCCTGGCATCACTAACACATTAAACAACGACTACACCATTGACTACGATGAGGGTATGATTACCCGTATCTCACGTCAGGCGCAGCAAGACGTTCCTATTGACAGCCTCGGCGCTCAGTGGGCCGCTCAGCAACTGTCGGATGTGTTTATCCCTGCTCACGATGAATACTCCCTGAGTAAAATCGAAGCAGCCGTTCCTTTCGCTAACAAAGTTTCGCTAACGCTTTCTAGCGGTGCGCTCCCAACGGGCCTAAACCTCCTGTTCCAGCAAGCCGTGAACAAGGCTCGTGTCGCTGGTAATCCGAACATGAACAGCATGATTGCGTGGGTTTCCTACAACTTCGTTGCTGCCCTTCGTGCTCAGACCAACTACACCGGTTCTAACCTTGGTTTCGCAAACGCGCAGACAGGGATGCTCGGCAAGTACAACGGTGTCACCACTGTTGAAACACCTGACGCATACTTCCTGGCTGGCACCTACGTCATCATCTGTGACAAGCGAGCCGTCATTAACGTGACTCCAAAAGTGTCACCAGAGGACTTCCGTATTCTTACGCAGGTTCCAGCCTTTGACGGTATCGAGGTTCAGATTCGTGACCGTGGCGCGACCATTCCTATGCTCAGACGTGTCCAAAACCTGAGTCTGATTTATGCCACAAACTCCTAGTTTGTGACTGGATAGCAATTGCACACTCCTTCGGGAGTGTGTTTTTGTTTGTGCTTATACTATAATGAGGAGCATGAATCCGGCTATTGAATATACTCGTGGCACCACATATTTCTTGACCCACAACTATACGGCCCCCACGTATCTGGGTGCTACCCTCTTATTCGGCGTGAAATCAGTGCCAAATGATACTGACCCGACGGACAGCACCAATGCGATAATGACCTACAAGCGTATCAGCATGACGGGTAGCACCTTCCCCCAGACCACGCCCATTAAGATTAACCCTACCGACGTGGCAGTGACTGTAGAGCCTGGCAAGTACTACTACACCGTAAAAGTTATTGATTCAGAAGGGGATGAGTTCGTTGTACAGCAGGGCACCTTCCAGTTGCTGGCCTCTACCGTCAACGAAACTTCGTAATAATTATGCAAAACTCAGCTACCATAAACAGCACAGTCACGCAGGGCGGTACAATAAACAGTACCGTTACTGTTGGTAGCACTATCACGTCCACGGTTACGGGCGGTGGTATCGGGCCACCTGGGCCACAAGGGGCTACTGGGCCACAAGGGGCTACTGGGCCACAAGGAGCTACTGGTGTAGTTCAAGCAGTTACTGCCGCTGACGCTTCTATAGTAGTCGGTGGGACTACGGCTAACCCAACCGTAAGTGCTGGTCTAGTACCTATCTCTAACGGTGGCACCGGGTCAGCCACACAGAACTTTGTGGATTTGAGTAGTACGCAGAACATCGCCGGAACAAAGCAATATACAACAGGCGTAAAACATTCAAGCACTTCTTCAGGCATCACCCTCTATAACACGGTTGATGAGGTTACGAACCCGGAGTTTGGCCTACTTCAGTGGTCTGGCTCTGAGTTATATTTGCGGACACAGGCTTTTGGAACAGGAACCGTTAGGGCTATTCAAATACAGTCAGGCTCTACTATATTGAATGTCAATAATGGGAGTCTGACAGCTACAGGCAATCTGACATTCTCTGCAAACGGTACTTACACTATCGGCGACACCTCGCACTACGCCTCCAACCTCTACGCCACCACACTAAACCTGAACAGCACGGCTTCATTGAGTGGGGGGACGGCAGGAACCGTGACACTAACCGGAATCCTAACTGCTACATCACCTGTATTTGTTACACCTAGTTTAGGTACACCTAGTGTACTCACTCTAACAAATGCTACTGGTTTACCTGTTCCCAGCGGGTTGTCTGCCACTGGCACTCCGAGTTCTACAACCTATCTAAGGGGTGATGGCACCTGGGCTACCCCAGCTGGAGGCAGCTCAGGTATTACTCGTAGCATTATCTCAACGTCGTCCAACACTACAGCCTCAGCTACGGCACTGACGGATTACGTTTATATCTGTACTGGTGCTCTCACGATGACTATGCCAACTGCCGTTGGTAATTCCAACCGGTACACTATTAAGAATGGTGCTACTAGTGGGATAGTCACGATGGCAACTACTTCATCTCAGACGATAGATGGTCAGGTAGCGACATACGCCAATCTTCAGGTGGGTGACAGCATTGACCTCATCTCAGACGGTTCTAACTGGAGGATTATATAGTGGGTGATCTAATTAATAAGCCCTTCTTCAATGTCAAAGCCTTCGGAGCAGTAGGAGATGGCTCTACCGATGACACTACCGCTATCCAGAACGCTATCAATGCTTGTCATACGGCCGGTGGTGGTACCGTATGGTTTCCCTCTGGAACGTATAAACTCGTAACTAATCCTCTGAAATTATATAGCGGTACGACTCCTACGATCGTTGCCTATTCTAATATCACTCTAGCTGGCTCAGGTTCAAGCGCTACCAATGGCACGATCATTGAACAGACCACCACAGGTGTAGATGTCATTAAGGCACTCAACGATGTAGCGAATGGTGCCCAGAGTACAAATATCACCATTCAGGATCTCTGCGTGGCTTGGGGTACTGGCACACTTACCAACTCGGGTAATGGTATCTACATGGCGCAGCAAGCCGCTGGCGGCCCATCATTCCAGCAGTGGAATATCAAGAATGTAGTTGCCCAGAATTTCCAAGGCTCTGGTAAATACGGTTTCAACACCGAAAGTGCAATCGTTACCACCTTTGATACCTGTATGGCTGTCACCTGTGCAAACGGATTCAACCTTAACGGTGCAGTGGGCGGTACATACAACTCAGTATCAACCTCAGTCACCTATCTAAACTGTTATGCAAATATGGCTACCAACGGAGTCATCGGGTACAACTGTACTGACAATACGTACATCTCATACGTTGGTTGTGCTGGAGACATAGGCGCTAATACTACCGGCCAGATGTACAGCGTCCTAGGGAGTAGCGCAGTCAGTTTTTACGGATGTGGCTGTGAGCTCGACGGGACCCATACCCTTACTAACATGTGGAAGTTTGGTGCCGATTCAGGGTCTAACGGCTCATCGCAGATCGGCATGTATAACTGTTACGGCTTCCAGTCGAAGACTTGTATAGATATCTATGTCACGGGTGTCTCAACAGGGGTTACCGTAGTAGGCTTCCAGGACAATAGCTCAGTATCTGGCTCAACAGGTATAAAAGTAGATGCGTCATCCGGTGTTACTGAGATAGATAACAATTATGGAGGTGTCGCCACTGCACGCACAATAGCTGCTGGTGCAGTAGATCAGATACTTAATGACACCACAGGTGCCATGTCACTATCGGGTAATCTCACAATGGCTGCTCACAATATCGTAACTGATACCACGACTGGGATGAAGATCGGTACTGCTACAGGCCAAAAACTCGGTTTCTTCAACGCCACACCAGTCGTACAAGTAGCAGCCGCTACTGACCTTGGCCTTGTTCTTTCAAACCTTGGCCTACGCGTTGCTGGTACCGCGTACCCTATCACAACCTCGGGCGCTGCAACATTAACAGGAACGAGCAAAATACTTGCTTTAATCTACACAAATACACCAACCTCCGTGAACGCTACTGCTACTCTGACGGCCGCACAGGTTGCTACTGGCTATATTAAGTCAACCTCGGCTGCTGCCACCACACTGACGATGCCAACAGGTACACTACTCGGTACACAGCTAGGAGCCGCTCAAGGCACAATATTCGACCTATATATCGATAACACGGCTGGCGCAAGCACCATCACAATGGCCGTAGGAACAAACGCCATTCAAAGTGCCATGGGGGGAACGCTAACAATTCCAGCGGGCGTAACTGGTCAAGCCTGTTTCAGGCTGATGTTCAGCTCTGCTAGTGCTTATACTTTCAGTCGTATTGCCTAGCCCGAACATCGTGCTACACTAAAGATAACTATAAGTGAGTAAAATAAACTTTATAAAACTTAAGCTAATATTTGACAATATGTGGATAAAGTGTTGACATGGGTAGTACCCGGAGCGTATACTAGCAATTACAGCGCCTCACCTTGGTTTCGACCCGGTGAGGTTCTTTAATTTTCGGTGGTAGAATATAAAATACCCCTCAAGTTCATTGGCTATCTGGGGAGGATATAGGGTTATCATTTATAGTGTCGCCGGCTTCCTTGGCTTTCTCTATGACTTCTTCTTCGTCAACTTGATTTGGCTTATCGGGTTTCTTGGTGTCCACCTTGACGATCTGCTCGCGCAGTTTCCTGATAATCTCGTCTTGTTCTTGGTCGCTCATTATGGTTCCTACGAAGAAATTATACACTACCTACACTCAGGGTATAATTGCCGCAGATAATTAGTGCCGCTTACGGTAAAAAGTGGTAGTATTTAATAGTAATGACTGAGCAAACTAGAATAATGGTATGACAAACTTTGCTGCATTGCAGGCGAGTGATGGTTCTGGTGAGGCGATACGAGCTACCGTCCAATCTCCTGGCCGTTCTATAGGCTCAAGCGTTATTCCCGTAAATGCCATTACCAACTGGCCTACTGGCGCATGTATCGTGACGACTGGTACGCTCCAGGCGGATAACACTATTGCCAGCCCTCAAGTGTTTTATGCTACCGCCAGTGGTACGAGCGTTACTATTACGAGCTTTGCTCCTGGCTATACTGACCTCGGCAACTCTGCCGGTGATGTAGTTGTTATCAAGCCTACAACTGAGTGGGCTAACTTGGTAGCCACAGCCGTAAACTCGTTTGCTACTACTGGCGTGCCTACTGGTGCGCTTACTCCGTTTGCCGGGGCATCAGCTCCTACGGGATGGTTGCTCTGCCAGGGCCAGGCAGTATCACGTAGCACCTATGCTAGTTTATTCACAGCTATTAGTACGGCATTTGGTGCTGGAGATGGCAGCACTACTTTTAACTTGCCCGATATGCGTGCCCGTTCAGCAATCGGGAGTGGCACCGGTCAGTTTGTACTCTTATTTGCCTCCACAGCTGTTAATACAAGCACTAGTCAAATTACGGTTCTAAGCAATAATAGCTTATTCACAGGTACGCCAGTGGTGCTTACTAATTCTGGTGGTACAGTACCGACAGGGCTTACCGCTGGAATTACGTATTATGTTATGCGCGCAAGTGCGACACTTATTTGGCTCGCCTCTTCTCTGGCTGATGCAATCCAAGGGAACAATATTACGTTGACTGGTCAAGGTAGTGGGACGAATACGCTCACGCAAACTCTTTCAACTAATTCATTGGCTGCTCAGGGTGGTGAAGAGCAGCACGCTTTGGTGGTAGCTGAAATTCCTTCGCACAATCACTCTGTACCGACTGGCTTGCTACAAAAGCCCCAGGGTACCGGCGGTCTTAATGCTGCATCAATTGACCCCACTTCATCAGGGTTCACGGGTGGTTCTACCGCTCACAATGTACGCAACCCATTCTTGGCGCTCAATTATATAATCAAGACATAGTATGTCATCAATCAAATTCAGATTATATTACGAAGAATTACCAAATAAGCCCTCTGGTAAAAGTCAGAGGGCTTATCATAAGAAAAACAATAATTAGGCAGCCGGCGGCGTAGGCCCAGCTGGGTCTGCAAATGTCGTTGTTCCGTCAGCAGCAGCGACTACTTCACTTACTACCTTATCAACTACGGGCGTATTTGTCGTGTAGTACACGAAGAGGTGGGTTGCTACCCATGCTCCTACGCTCCATGCTACCGTTTTAACGTCCAACTTGCCACTAACGGACAGCTGGCCTGCAAACGCGGTTATACCGGCTCCTAGGCCGCCCAAAAATGATTTCTCGTTACCTGTGATGATCATGCTAGTCCCTCATTTCCCAGTCGTCGCTCAGTAAATCCGATTGGCTTGCGAGCCACGGATATACTAGACCACTGACTGATTTAATGGCGAGATACGGGCCATAAGGCACATCACCGCCGTTGTTAATTGTCTTGCCTACCTCTGTTGTAGGAGGATAGCTGCCTTGCGGCACTAAGTAAATGAATTGGTCAGTCGAGTTCCAGCCAGTCCTATAAAGGATGCGGCCATTTCGTAACTCTTTTAGTGCTTCTGAAAAATCCATTACAGGTGCCACGTAGCGGCTTTTACTGCCCACATTGAGGCTTCCTGAGCCTTGCGCTGGGCCAGTTTACGCATAGCTACTACTTCGCCGTCAAGCTTAGTGCCAGCCTCTTGCAGTTCAGGCAGAATCTTCTCACCTGATGGGCCAGTAATGGCATCAATCAAATTAGCGGCTGCTGTCTTAATCGCGTCCACTTCAGGCACCGCACTGGGGTTGAAACTGACAGCGGCTGCCTTACCACCGAATGTTAAGTCTTTTTGCTTATCTGAATCGTCCATAATTTCCCCTTACTTCTTAAGTATGTAAATCACCCCGAACACTGCTAAAACTACCAGCACTACTACAACCCAAAGAGATACCGTCATTACTTGACCCTCACTTGGTCGCCAGGCCAGATGTTGCCGTAGTTACCTGCTGGGTGACCAGCGTTAGGGTTCATGGCCTCAATCGTAGCAAGGCTCTCGCCGTTTGCTTCGGCAATTGCGCTGAGATTATCGCCGCTGACTACCGTGTGATAGACAGGGCTGTTTGTTGCTGGAGGTTGTCCACCTCCCAGGCTTAGCGTATCGCCAGGCCAGATAACACCAAAGTTACCGGCTGGGTGTCCAGCTTGTGGGTTCAATGCTTCGAGCTGCCCCAGGCTCATGCCATTAGCAGCAGCAATTGCGCTCATGTTTTCGCCGCTGACAACAGTGTGAGTGTTGCCGGTGCTGTGAACAGGAGGTGTAGCCACTGGCGTAGTGCCAACATGACCAGCGAGCGTGTTCATAATACCAACGACTTCTTCAGCCTCAGCATCGTGCGAGCTGGAATAGTGAACGAAAATACCGTGAGGGGTAGCAGCACCGACCCAGTATTCCTCACCCTCTTTGAGATAGTGGGTGGCTAGGAAGTCAGCGTAGTCGTGTACACTAACGGCCTGTGAAGCGTAAGCGCTCGCCAAATCAGGGTCGCTGTCTACGGCATTGAAGCCGAACAGGTTGTTGCGAGTGGTAGCGTAGTAGCTGGTGCCGTGGGCGCTCTCAACGTCGGCGTGAGCAAGAATAAATAGCGCGTTCAAGTCGTAGGCGTTCTCGGTATCTACAAGTGCCTGCCAAAAATCAGGGTGATACCCGTTGTCAGGCTTCATAGCATCCTCGGCTGCCTGTAACTGACCGGCGCTTAGGCCGCTTTTGGTGAGGAGATTGCTGTTGATATCGTACATAATAGAGTCCTTTCGATTATAGCTTTATGCTACTACTACAAGCATATCGTTGCAAGCGGCCTGCTTACACTTACCTCTCATAATCATCCGCGTGATTTTCTTTGTGCATTTTAATAACGGCGACATGACTGAGCTGGGTGTTGTGGCTAGGGTGGTGCTTTTTGCAAAGCTTGTATTCGTTGCCCGTAGCTTTCTCGACAAACTTGAAAGTCTTAAATCTCTTGCATCTTTTGACGTGACAATTATGCTGACGATAAAATTGTACAACACCGCCTAGGATGGCGAACTCTGCTATGTCACTCCCAAAACCGCTGAAAAATCCATAGTACGGGCCTGATTCATTCACTGTTCCGGTGTGGATTTCCAGCCAGTATAAGATGGCTTGAAAAACATCTCGATGCATTTATATTTTGACCTCTAAAGGGGTGCCATCTTTAGTTTTAACCAGTAATCCACCGTCACGTTTCTCGGATGAGAGGGTGGTAGCGCTCTCTCGTAGCGTCTCAAGAATCTGTTGGTTGCTTGTGGCATTATCCTTAGTCAGCTCCACTACTTGTTTAATACCATCAGCTAACTCACGTAGGGGTAGTTCTTTATAAACTTGAATTTGACCTGTTAATTCACCTATTTGTCGAACGAATGCCTTGACCTCTTCCCTGTGTTTATCTTCATTGTCCTCTATTTGTTTTTTTAGTGCGGCTACCGAAGCCTCACGCGCCCTGTCCAGCTCAACATAACTGTCATTAGAAGCTTGAAGGTTCTTGATTGTTTGAGCTGGCACGCGAGATTTCCAATAAAGAAGGGTACCACCAACTATAACGATTATCCCTATGATATCTTGAACAGTCTGAGTGTTGGCCCCATGCATATCATCCAGTATATAGGTTAAGCTTATCTTAACCAAATAACTCTTCGATTTGATGCTCGATATAGGCAATCGGCAACGCCTTCTCCCTAGAGGCTTTGGTAATAGCCAGCAGCTCGCGTTTGAGCCACTTACGCTGATTTGGATTGAGTTCGGGCAGGTCTACTTTTATGTTCATGCTGCTTGCTCTTTAGGTAAGCCCTGCGGCGATTCTCGCGCACCTTCAATGGGTTGTCCTCAACGTATTTGCGCTTGGCACGGATGGCACTTGGACGACCTTTAGGAGCCGTAGCAATCAGACGCGCAATAATGTTTTCAAGCGTTTCCTGGCGCACGACGATAGGCAGAATAAATAGCGGTATCTCAGCATCGGGGTTATACAGGATGAGCCGGATTTTGTGCAGCTCGGTAATGACGATGCCGAAGTGAGTCTGTGCAATCCACTCGGTAGGGATGGGCATGGCACCGCTGCCGATAGCCATGTGCTTCTCGACATTCACGCACTTAATCTCGTCAATCATATCTTCCTCAATACCATCCGGCGAGTAGCAGGCGTGCTTGTACTTCGAGTTGGTTACCAGCCCGGAGTGAGCCATCTTATGCCCAGTCTTTTTCTCATACGCTTCAGCAGCTAGTGGCTCAAGGATGCGGCCACGCTGCATATATTTATTGTCGTAAGTCGGGTCAGAGACTGGTGGAACTTTAGCGCCCTGGAGCAATTTAATTGCTACAGACCCACTCCACTTGTCTCGACGCATAGCGTGCCACTTTTCAGAGCGCTGGTCGAAATGGTAGAACCGAATCATATGTAAACTCCTTTCTGGGAATCAACCATAATCTTGACTAATTCTTCAAAACTCATATCTGGGTTCCAGCCAAGTACTTTCTTTGCTTCTGTAATATCTGCTTGTAGGTAGGTCACGTCTACAGGTCGGTAGAACTCCGGGTTAATCTTGATAGCTTCATGGCCGTTGACGTAGCCAACTTCATTTATGCCCTCTTGTTGATTCCACTCCACTTTTAGGCCAATAGCCTTAAATGCCGCTTCTACGAATTGGCGTACTGTGTGAGAAATACCTGTACCGATAATGTAATCACCAGGGGTTTCTTGTTGAAGTATGAGCCACATGGCTTTTACAAATTGACCGGCATAGCCCCAGTCACGTACTGCATCCAGGTTCCCCAGCTCCAGCGGCTTACCAGTACGTTGCCACTCAATGACTCCACGAGCTATTTTCTGGGTGACAAAATTGCCACCGCGAATCTCGGACTCATGGTTGAATAAGATACCATTAGCACAAAATAGGCCCTCTCTACGTTTCATTTGCATATAGTGGTGTGCCGCTGTCTTGGCGATAGCATAGGGTGAGTTAGGTGTGAGCGGCGTGTTTACGCCCAGCACCGTGCCGTGTGGCCTATCGCCGAACATCTCACTGGTGCTGGCCTGATACAATCTCCAACGCCAATCTTTCATTAGTTCAAGTGCAGTCACCAGATTAACCAAGCCTATAAAGTCAGCCTGCATCGTAGACTCTGGCTCCTTAAAGCTTATGGCTACATCACTCTGCGCTGCCAGATTATAAATCTCGCTTGGAAAATGTTTTTGGACTATGCGATTTAATGAAGCTGAGGAGAGCAAGTCGCCTGCCTCTAGCACCAGTTGCCCACGTTCCAGCTCCTTGGTGAAGTCGAACTTGCCACGCACGCGATATGGTGGCTCGGTGCTAATGCGCCTAACCAATCCAATGACTGTATAGCCTTGGTCAAGCAGCAGGCGCGTTAAAAACGTGCCGTCTTGCCCACTCCAGCCAGTTACTAAAGCACATTTACTCATATTAGTCAATACTAAACCTTCCTAGGCTGTCTCTCTTAGCGAATAAACATTCGAGCTTACGATGTTCGCTATTGCTGACAATCATTAAATTATTTACAGAGTTATTTCCTTTATTTCCGTCTATGTGATGTATGTGTTCTTCGTGGGTAAGTTTCCTGCCTAGGTGATCTTCCATGACTTTCCGGTGGATATATTGGTCGGTTCTGCTATCGCGGATATAGCCGTCAGGTCGAGTTCTTGTGCCGCCCTTCCATAGCCAGTGGTGTTCTCCCGTATTGAATTCGCCATAACATTTACGGGAGCAGAACTTACGAATACGAAAGTCTGTTGTAGCTTCTAACCTATTATCTTTTGACAAACTTCGGTTAAAGGATCTGCCACAGTTGGAACATATTTTATTCTTAAATATTATCTTCTTGGGCATATATTAATTATAGCAGGCATAAGTTATACCTGTAATACTGAAAATCCACTCACAAGTGCTGTTTTTTTCATCATTTCCTCATCATCCTATCTGTACCCAGTCCATAGCGAAGGCGACCAGTCCTACCAGAGTCACGATTCCCAGAACTATTAAAATGATATCACGACAAAGGGCTATCCACTTCATTTCTTACTCTCCATGTAGCAACGTATATTGCGTTATGGTAAACGTACCGTTCTTGACTATTGTTGGCTGGCTAATCATCTATCATCCCTAGAAAAGTATCTAGCTCGGATTTCCCCTCTGTTGGTTCTTCTTTAGACAGGCTCGGAAAGTGACCCACCGGCGGCGGAGTGGTTGCTCGGTGTACTGGCTTCCAGTAACAGTCCTTGCAAACCCACTTGCCACGGGTGTACTCATCTTTGCGCCACTCCTCGCGGTCAAGCTTGCCTATCGGATAGGTCGCCTGCTTTTCGCAATAGGGGCACGTTAGCGTAGCGCCTGCCGCACTGAAGGTTATGTTTTTAGTCGGTTGCGAATGGGTCATCTTCGCCCAATTCTATTTCTTTAACCTCGCCTAGACCATCGACAGTGTGTGTCTGTGGCGTAGCAGCCGGTTGACGCTTACCCTGGTCATAGTGCCAGAGGTCAACGTACTTAGTAGTGTAGTATTTCTCTTGAGCCTCAGCAAAGATAAATGCTTCCTTGCCGGTCAGTTTTTCATTGAGAATACGCATCAGCCCATCTTTAACGTCGCCAGGCTCTTTAACACCGGCGAATACACGCTTGCCGAACTCGCTAATGGTTGCCTTTTTATCTTCCGGTGTGTTGTGTACCAGAATACCTAAGACCTTGGTGACAGCCATTTTAGCGCCGCCCTCAGTGTGCAGCCACAGTGTAGCCTCACCCTCTTCGTCATTGTCACCAAGCACGATGACCTTGATGATGTCACGGTCTTTGCTGTCCTTAGTAGCCTCGGCCATGCCGATATGGACGGTGTGTGCGCCAGGCGTGAAGCCGGTTGCGCCACCCTCAGTTTTTTCTGAACCGTCAATGCCCTCTTGTAGCCAATCAGGTAATGCTGCTGTTTTTGAATCTGCCATTATGAAATCTCCTTTAACATTAGTTTATGCTTTCGTACTGCCGCACGTCTACAGATTTTACACCCTCTATCGCCATTTCCAGGCCGATAATAAGTGTTCTCCTTGTTGTACGGGTGTCCTCTTGGACAGTGAGTTTTAGCTCGTTGGTGTGCTACAGCCTTTGCTATAGCTGTTCCTCTAAGCACATTTTCTCGGTGTGTTACCGGCTCCAAGTGGTCGGGATTAACACATCTTCTAACCCTACACAAGTGGTCTAGCTCCAGTCCTTCAGGAACTGGGCCGACCAGGGCTTCATACACTGCTATATGAGCGCGTACCATTTTGTAAGGCTTAGAACCTCTGACGAAGAGCTGACCATATCCGGTACCCATAATTCCTTTGGCCCAGAGCCAGCACTCGCCTTTTAACTCTTTCACTTCTTACGCTTTTCCTTAACTGGGGCATAGTAATCCCGTATAACTTTGTCCACTATCTTTAAGTTATTAGGGATGAGGTCTTGTTCCGACTTAAACATATCTTCCGGCGTTTTGACTGGGCTGCTGCCCTCAGTACGATGTACGGCAAACTTGTAGCGGTCTTTGATGTCAGCCTCGGTGTCATCGTATACCGTCTCAAGCACCACGTTGGTTAGGCTCTCTGGCTGTAGATTGTCGCCAATGAACTTACCAGTGGTCTTGAATTTGCGGCGGCCACCGTCCTCACGGTCAATGTGGGCAAAAACGTAATAGTTCTGGTCCGTGTCCTTGCTCACAATGCGCTCCACCAGCGTATTGAAGGTGTTGGCAATCGTCTTAAATACCAGGAACTGGTCTTTATCGAGCGCGTGCTTGCCCTGGAACAGCGTGAAGAACTGGTTGGTGTCATCAATGACCACAATCGGTGCCGGTGCTTTGAGCGCCAGGCTTGGTAGGTTCTCCAGGTCAGTCTTGACCACCTTAATGTCGCTCTTAAACGGCATTTCTTTGCCGGTTGGTGATATCAGGTTCACATCTTCTTTTTTCAGCCCCTTAAGGCTAGTGGTTTTTCCGGTGCCACTGTCACCGATAATTACAATTAGTCGTGCCATAGTTCATCTCCTTCGTCGCCTGCTTCAATGAGCAAGCTACTTACTGATACCGTTGGTATCGTTAAACTACGGCTCATGGCCTCAGCACGTATTTCACGGCTAATTGGCCTACCCGTAGCCAACAGGTGAGTCATAATATTTTCTAAATGGCTATCTTCAATCTTGTGGAGTGCAATATTGTTATTGGCCCCAGTGCGCCATATGAAGTTATGCAACTCAGAATTTTCGTTTACTAACTCGCGCAAATGCGTAGCTCGCGCCTCAATAGTAGCTAACTCATTAAGTGCTTCAGCTAATTCCTCGGCTGCTTCTCGGTCGTAGTTAGCAACCTTATTAAGCTTCTTGTACTCTTTTGCTGACATTATTTCGCCTCCTTTTTTGACAAAAGTTTATTCTGAGATATGGTAATCAGAGAAGCTGCTAAAGCTAAATCTTTACCCTCATAGGTGATGGTGTCATTGTAGTTCAGCTCAATTTTAAGCGTCAATTCATTGACTTCCATTATTTTTTCGCCTCTTTCGGTGGAATTATCACATATTTTTGTGCGACCTTGTTAAGCGTCTCAATAGCATCTAACATTTCCTGGTATT